TAGCGGTCTATCTAGCTTAATGGCAATGAAAGGTCGTCAGGGTGATACTGAACTTATTCATATGACAAAGCCAGAAATTGCAGGTCTTGCATCTTTAGGTAAGATAACTATTAACCCTGATACGGGTCTACCTGAAGCTTTTAGTTTTAAACAAATACTTCCAATGATTGCAAATGTAGGTTTAGGCATAGCAACTGGAGGTCTGTCTATTCCTGCTCAAATGGCAATTATGGCAGCAGCTAATGCAGGTATGTCTAAATTGCAGGGTGGGTCTACAGAAGATGCATTACTAGCAGGAGCGTTAGGTGGAGCTTCAGCAGGTATTGGTGGTGCAATGGCAGGACCATCTGCTGATGCATTAAAAGCAGGAGCAGATGTTACAAAAACAATGGGACAAGCTGGTGCCGATGCAACTATTGAAGGTGTTAAAACTAAAGCTATGCAAGATGCAATTTTTAATGTAGGAAACCCTGCAGCAAAAGCAGTAGCTGATACAGGTCAAGCTATAACGCAAGAAGGTTTTAGTACTGCAGGTAAAGCAAGCGCATACTTTGATGAGTTAACATCACAAGCAGGTAAAAAACTTACTGGTATAGTAGGAGATACTACAGCTGCTACTAATCAAAATTTAGGTTTAGCTGTTACAGGAGCAGAAGCGCTACAGGGACCGGGAACAACTCTTTCAGACGCTATAAACTCTGGAACTTTTACAAATGAACAATTAAAAGCTGCTGGAGCGGAAAAATTAGATGGATCAATAGCAGGTGGTTTTGCAGATATGGTTGGAGGAAAAGGTACAGCTGAAACTATGGCAGCTACTCCTTTTGAAATTTTTGGTCAGACCACACCTGTAAGTCAACTACAAGCACTTGAAAAAGCAGGTGTAGGAGTTGCAACTGGTGTTCCAGCGGGAATGATCCAAGAAGCTTCAATTGATCAAAGAAAAGCATATGAAGAAGCTAAAAATAACATGGGACAACAAAAAGCTTCATCTCCTTCAGCTTACGGTACTCGTGCAGCTGATGAAATTAGACAACCTGCTAAAGCTGATGGTCTTACAACTCAAGAAGTTCTTTCATCTGCTTTAGGACGTAGTGATCCTCTTACATATTTAAGCGGAAGTAGACCTTCAAATGTTTCTTCTCCTTCTAATTTATATGGTGGACCAACAGGCGTTGTAGGTATGCCAGCTAAAGGGATGGGTCCAGTTGGTGGATATGTCCCAGCTGCAAGTGGTGGCAGTCTACAGGACTTATATGAAGGTATGGGTGGCAATATTCAAACCTTTAAAGGACTAGTTGAAGGTGGTGAAATAGGAGCAGACGGTATGTCAGATGATGTTGAATTTGATGTTGTTGATGGTGGAGAAGAAGGACCGGATAAAGCATTACTTTCTAAAGATGAATATGTAATTGATGCTCATAGTGTAGCAGCTTTAGGTAATGGTAGTACTGATGCAGGTGCAGATAGACTTGATAAATTTGTAGCAAATCTTCGTAATAAAGCTTATAATAAAGGTGAGCAACCAAAACAATTAAATGGCTTAAAGGAGTTGGCTACTTTAATGAGTTAAGGGTTATAGATGATTGAACTTGTACGTTTATCTGCTAAAGATGCAGGATATTACTGGGATGCAGTTACCCCTTTAATTATAAAAGGTTTAGAAAGAACTGACGGAGAATACTCTCTTAAAGATTATCAAGATTATATTGAAAGTCAGTATTGGGATTTATGGATTGCAGTTAACTTAGATACTAAAGAAATACAGGGTGTAGCAGTTACTGAAGTAGTTGAGCATCCTAACTTTAATGAACTACTAATGAGAATGGTAACTGGAAAACACTTTAATAAATTTTTACTTAAAACTGAAACACAATTTCAAGAATTTGCTAAAGAAAATAACTGTAACAGACTTGTACTATATGGACGTAAAGGTTGGTTACGAGTTTTAAATAAAATCAATTGGAAAGAAGGATATACTGTCATGACTAAGAACATAGAGAAAGGAGAATAACATGGGAGGAGGAGGAGCGCCACCACCACCACCATCACAACAGCAGGTAAGCCAAACTTCAGAGTTTCCTGAAGAGCTAAAGCCATACATCACAGATATTCTAGAGCGGTCTAAAACCCGTATGGAAGCTCGTGATGCAGAAGGATATATTCCTTATCCTGCTCCAAGACTTGCTGAGTTTAGCCCTGAACAGCTAGAAGCTCAAAGCGGAATTGCAGGGATTGCTCGTAGTGGTCTTGCTTCTGATCCTACTCTTGCTTCAAGTAAAACATATATGCAACCTGCTTTAGATGCTACACAAGCATCACTGGGTCAATTTGATACAGCTGCAGCACAACAGTATATGTCTCCTTATATGCAGTCAGTTATTGATATTCAAAAACGTGAAGCTATGCGTAGTGGTGATGTTCAACGACAAGATATTGGAGCAAGTGCAGTAGGTGCAGGTGGCTTTGGCGGTTCTCGTCAAGCTATTCAAGAATCTGAACAGCGTAGAAATGAAGCACAATTACTTGCTGATATTCAAGCTAAAGGACAGCAATCTGCATTTGAAACAGGTGCTGCACAATTTGAACGTCAAAAGGGACGAGAGCTTGCAGGTGGTCAACAACTTGCAGGTTTAAGTGAACAAGCTCCCAGACTTGCATTAGCTGAATTAGGTGCATTAAGTGGTGTAGGTGCTGCACAACAACAACAGGGACAACGTGGTCTTGATATTGGTTATCAACAGTTTCAAGAAGAACTTCAGTATCCTGAACGAACTCTTCAAGAGTATAGTTCAATTATTAGGGGCTTCCCACTTACGCCTAATCAATTTGGTGTAACACAGACTGCAACTCCACCGCCTAATTTAGGTACTCAACTTGCAGGACTTGCAGGTGCAGGTATTGCAGGTGCACAAGCTTTTGCTAAAGATGGTGGTCAAATTAAACGTAAGGCTGGTGGTCTTGCTGATCTACCAACTAAACGATATGTTAAAAAAGCTAATGGTAGTCAAATAAAAACACCATCTTCTTATCAAACTACTTTAGACTCGTATATGCAAAGTCTTGAAGGGTTAAAAGATGAATCAACTTCATTACAAGAGCAACGTGCAGCATTACGTGAAAAACAAAAAGAAGATATAGGACGTGATAAATTTCTTCAACTTGCAATGGCTGGTCTTCAAATTGCTGAAGCTGGTGGGCAGGGTAAAGGATTACTTGATGCAAGTATTCCAGCTGCTAAAACTGCATTAGGCGGTCTTGGCGAAGCTCGTACAAGAGAACGAGAACTTGAAGCTGCTAATGTTGAAGCAGGATTCCAAGATAAACTGATGGAGTTAGGTTTAACTGAAAAACAAATTACAGCTTTAACTAATCAAGAAACATTAAAAGCTATGAAACTTAAAGCACTTAAATCAGGAAAAACTATTACACCATCGATTCCAAAAGAGTGGAAAGAGAAAGGACCAAATGCAGAAGCAGCGCAAATTGTAATTAACGACGTAGCTAAATTAACAGATATGGATGATCTTTTTAAGAAAAGAAGTCCTCAAATTTTAGCCGAAGCTGCAACTTTGCAAGAACTCTACCGCCAAAACAATCAAATTATTTCTGCAACTGATGCTACTCGACTCGCTATTCAAAAAATGCAAGAAGCAGGGTTATTCACAAAAGAAAAAGAAGAAGAAGCAGAAGGGTTTTTCGATAAGATTTATGATTAACTTTAATAATAATTTAATAGGTATACATAAAAAATATGGCTGAAGAACGTAATATTGAATTACCCGATGTTGATTTAGATGCAGCTTTAGCTGAAGCTATGTCTGGTTCAGGCGGTTTATCTACTAAAATACCTACTTTAAATGACTTAACAGAAAGTATTAATATTGGTACTGGTATAGGTACTGGCCCTGCAGGAGCTTATAAAAGTCAAGATACTTTTACAGGTAGAGTAGGTAAAAGTTTTGATGAAGCACAGTTAAATTTCTTTGGTGGTTTAAAAGTTTATGGTGATGAGCTTGATTTAGATTTTTTAAAAGACATTGCTAATAGTGGAATTGAAACTCAAAAAGAAGACATAAGTAAATATAAACCTTCAGAAAGAAGCGCAAGTTTTACAAAAGGTATAGATGAGGTATCTGATCTATATAATGAAGAAGGTTTAGGCAGTGCCATTGAAAGAGGTGCGTTATTAGCTAAAGACATGGTTGCAACTGCTATTGGTAGTTTTGGATTAACTGGTTCAGCTGTTTTAGCTGGTGCCGCAGCTGCTCCTATTACTGGAGGGTCTAGTTTACTTGTAGCTCCTTTTTTAGTAGGTACTGCTCAAGGCACTGGTGGAGTTTATGAAGAAGCTAAAAAATTAGGAGCTTCTGAAAAAGATTCTAGAGAGTATGCCATTGCTGGTGGTGCTGTTATAGGTGCTTTAGATCGTATTGGTGCAGCTTCTGTACTTAGCGGTTTAGTTAAAAACTTTGGTAAGGACGAAGTTAAAAAGGTTTTAGCTAAAGATGTAGGAGAAGAAGCAGCTGAAACAGCATTAGGTCGAGCGTTAAAGATAGGTCAGACTACAGCTAAAGGGGCAGCTAAAGGCGGTGTTTCTGAAGGCATTACTGAAGGTCTTCAAGAACAAACTCAAATCTCATTTGCAGGAATGTCTGCAGATGAAGGACTTTTTCCTTATAAAACAGATGAAAATATTAATCGTTTATTAGATGCAGCTGCTTTAGGTATTGCAGGTGGTGCACCTATTCGTGGAGTAACTGAAAACTTTGCTCCTAAAGAACGATATGTTCCTATGAAATTAGCAGAAGAAATAAAAAAAGAAAATGAAAAATTATTAAATTCAGTAAACGATGCGGATACAGAAATAAGTAAACGTGCATCAGACACTGATACTTTTCAAGAAGGTTTTATAGGTGCTGCTCGTAAGTTAGCTGCTAAATCTACATCACCTTTAATTAATCTTGCTGAACGATCTGATTTAGGTTCTAAACTTAAAAATGCATTTGATACACAACCAGATGTAAAAGCAGAAACAACTGCAAAATTTATTAATAAGTATAATAATATATTAAAAGAAAATGATTTAATTCGATCTGTAAAACTTCCTTTTCAGTCTCCTGTTTCTAAAAAAGATAATAAAGAATTATCTAAAGCTTTATTCAACGAATCTACTTATACTTCTCCAGACGTTAGAATTGATAAAGCTGCAAAACAGATTCGAAATCTTTTAGGAAAGATTGATGAAGAAGGTATTACACTTACTGAACAATCTTTAAATGATGCTATTGTAAATAATAAACAAACATTAAATGAGATTTATGAAGCTGTTCAAAAAGGAGCGATTACTGAAGAACAAGCTAATGGAACTTACTACTCTGCCTTTAATAGTGTAAAAGAAAATTTTAATGAAACTTTAAAAGGATTGGGAGAACCTACTCCTGAAAATGTTCAAACAGCTTTAGCTGAAGTACAATCTAAAAATCCACAGTATAAAATTTTACAAAATGCTGAACTTAAAAAAACAAAGTATACTGGTCTATTTCAAGAATTACTAGATCAAGGTATTGATATTAATTTTGAAGCTGATTATCTTCCTGTATCTTATAAATTATCTACTAAAGCTCAACGAAAATTAGCAAAAGAAGTTTTAATTAAAGCAGGAATGAAACCTTCTAGTATTGATAGATTTATTGAGAATCTTAAAGATACAGACTATCAAAGTCAACCAATGGTTAAAGATTTATCTTGGGAATATGATTCTGAAGGACGTAAAACTGTAGCTAAAAAAGAAGCGTTTGAAGAAAGTAGAACACTTCCTAAAAAAGCTAGAGATGCTTTATTTGATGCAGGATTAGTAGAAGACAATGCGTCGGCTGTTCTTACAAGTCATTTTTTAAATGTAGGAAATCGTATTGGTAATCAAAAGATTACAGATGCAGTTAATAAATTATTTACTGAAAGTCCAGAGTCTGTTACTAAAGGTGAATTTGAAAGAATAAAAGACCTTCATAAAGCTATAAATGGTAAATGGCAAATTCAAGATGAATCGTTAAGAAAAATTAGTAATTTTGCTAGAGCTGCGGGTTACATTTCAACAATGGCTTTATCAGCTTTTACTGCATTATCAGAACCTTTTATTATTTTTTCAAGTCTTTCTCCTAAACACGTTCTTCCTTTAACAGTTAAAACATTAGGAATTGGATTTAGAAGAGCCTTACGTAGTATCCTACCTAAAATATCTAAAACTGAAATGGAAAAGAATTTTGAAAATATTCTTCAGGGTTTAGATGGTAGTCTAGCTGAACGATTTAATGAAATTGAAGGATTTACAACTTCTAAAAAAATTACAAATACATTTTTTAAACTAACACTTCTCACTGAAGTAACTCAGTTAAGCAGATACATGGCTTACTCTGCTATGCGTAAGAATTTACTTGATGATGCAATTCGTGCACAGGCTGATAACTCTTTAAGTAAACCAACTGTTGATGGCAATAAGGCTGCGTCAAGACTTCAAAAGATTTATGGTATTGCTAATCCTAAAACAAATAAAACACTTACAGAATGGATTGAATCAAGTGGAAAAGATAATCCTACATTAATTAATAGAGCTTTATCTAAAGCTGTTGATGACAATATTATGGCTCCTAATACTGTTAATAAACCACTACTTATGAGTGATCCTAATTACGCTTTAATATTTCAATTAAAAGCATTTTTAACAGTGTTTGGAAATACTGTAGGTTTTCGTATTTGGAGAGATATTACAACTCCAATGTATGGCGGTAAAGCTGGTGGTCTCCCTAAAAATCCTGAAGCTGCTGTAAAAGCTGCTTTATCATTAACTATGATTATGACAGTTGCAGCTGCGGCTCAAGCAATGAAAGATGAAATTCGCTACGGCGATGAAGACTCTTCTTTTGATGATAAAGAAGGTGGAGCTATGCTGCTTCATCTATTAATGAATACTGGTATTTTTGGAGCAGGAACATTTCTTAAAGATATGATAGATGCGTCGGAATACGGCTCTAGTCCTTTATCTGTTCTATTGGGTCCAATACCTTCTAAAATAGCTGATTTAATTAGCGGTTTAACTAGTAGTAATCCACGAACAGTTGCTAGAAGCATTACGTCTACTGTTCCTTTGTTAGGTAATATTCCTATTGCTAATAGTCTTAGAGGAGACATTGTAGATGGTCTTGAAGATACTTTAGTAGATGTAGGTTATGAAAGAAAACTATCTACTGGTGGTCGTATTGGTTATCGTGCGGAAGGTGGTCAGTTAGGAAGTGTAAGTGTTCCTAAAAAGTCCCCTGTACCTAAGTCAGAAAAGGAGACTAACGAAGCTTTCGGGGATATGGAATACTGGAATGAGGTATCTTCTTATTTAGATGAGAAAGATGATGTACTTGCACAGGTGGGCTTAAGAGCCTACGGAGAGCAGCCTAATGTATATACATCTCCTTCTAATCTTAGCTCTGCAGGTATTTATACACACAAGATTAAAGATATGTCTAACGGAGAACTTATCGAACGTATGGAGAATACACGGCAGGAGTTTGGGGAGTTCTTTAATTTAAAAGATAAAGGCATGATAGATGACTCTGTCTTTCTTGATAGACAATCTACATTAACTGAGAATATGGATGTTATGGCGCATGAGCTACGACATAGAGGTATGGAGTATGCGGATTTACAGAATGAAGGTAAAGATGTTAATGTACTTAAATCTGATAAGAATGACGAGTTAGCCGCTCGTATGGGTGACCTTAAGCATGGCGATGGTATCTATAAAGAGATGGCTCAGGAGTATAAAGAAAGTTCCCGTATTATCGGGCCTGATAGATTATATAACAAATTGGAAGAAGACTTTAGAGAAGTACTTAAGGACATGAGGCCTCAAGTAAAAAGGTCCTTTCTTGATAAAATCATGTCTTATATTTATAATTAATCCGTAAGCTCGAAGTGAGGGCCACGGCTCGTAATGTGCGTATAAAGTTACCTGAAGTAGAGACAGGGCATCAAGCACCTTCTGAATAGATTATATTAAAAAACGAAAAAGAGTAGGAAAAAAATAATGTTATCACTTTTAGGTTCACTCTTAGGCTTTGGTACATCCTTCCTTCCTTCTGTGATGTCCTTCTTCCAAGATCGTGCAGATAAATCTCATGAACTAAAGGTCATGGAGATACAGATTAAATTGCAATCTGAAGCCCATGTGCAGCGATTAGAAGAGATTAATACCAAAGCTGACGTAGACCAGATGAAAGCCATGTACAAGCACGACAGCAGCCTACAGGAGCATTCTGCATCATGGACATCCACACTGTCTGCAACTGTACGTCCAGTTATTACGTATGCTTTCTTTAGTCTATTTTGTTTTGTTGAAGTAAGTGCTTATCTTGCACTAACAGCTAAAGGAGTAGCCGCCCCTGATGCAGTAGCATTAGTTTGGTCAGAAGATACTCAAGCATTGTTTGCTGCAGTAATTTCATTTTGGTTTGGAAATAGAATGGTATCAAAGTGGAACAAGAAGTAAAAAAAGCTATTGAGTTAGCTGTTCCAATTATAAAACATTTTGAAGGCTGTCATCTATATGCTTATCTTTGTCCTGCTAACGTAGCAACGATAGCTTACGGAGCTACGAGATATCCTGATGGTAAGCGTGTAACAATAGACGATCCTGATGTAACGCAACAGGAAGCTGAAGATATCTTAGAACACGATCTACAGAAGTTTGCTTATGGTGTACTACGTTTAATCAATAAAGTTAAACTTGAACCACATGAACATGCGGCTCTGATATCCTTCTCATATAATTTAGGATTAGGGAACCTGCAAAATTCCACACTTAGAATGAAGTTAAATAGAAATGAAAGACTAGCAGCTGCTAATGAACTGCCTAAGTGGGTCCGTGCAGGTGGACGTAAATTAAGAGGATTAGTACTAAGAAGAGAAGCAGAGAGAGAATTATTTTTATCCTAATTTATTTTTCTATGTCTTCAGTAATATCTAGTTCTTCTGTGAGTGACTCTTCTAGAATATATTCAATTTCTTCTTTTTCTTCAAGAGTAGGTAGACTGTAGTTCCATTTACAATTAGCAACTAAATCAATTACCTTTTGTTCACCTAATATTTCTAAACACCTGATAATTTCTCTTTCTAAAGTTTCAGGAGATTGTTCAACATTATCAGGATTAGCACCTCTAATTCTTCCTAACATCTCCAATGCTTTAATCGCAGTTTGTCCATGATTATTGGACTTAGCTGTCATGTATTGCTTTTCAAGTTCTGTGACAACATCAATATTAGTAGATAGTTCTCCAGTTATTTCTAGAATACGTTCTTGTATTTCACTTCGTTGAAGTAATCTAGAAGCTTGATTAGCAGCTGATTTATTACTGTATCCTGCTTGTTTAGCTGACTCAGTTCCATTACGGCTTAGTGCATAATGTTGACAGAAGATTTCATACTTTTCACTTACAGACATAGGTCTTCTACATAATCAAGTTCATTAGCCTTTAATGAAGTTCTAAAGACTTCAGATGCTAATGTATTACTACCATTAAATATAATGTTGAAATCAATGTCTTCTCTTCCAAACAATTTCTCACAGTCTTGAGCCATTGCTAAAAGTTCTCCGGTTGTCCAGAACTTTTCACCATTTGTTTCAACCTGCATATACTTCGACTGACCTGTATCAAGAAGCTCTTTCTTATCGTCGTCAGACGGCTCTCTGACGGAGCAATCAAATCCAAACATCTGAAAAGTTCTAAACCCCAATACATGAAACATTCCTAAAGTTCTCATTGCTGCACAAGTTCCACCAGTTACTAAAACTGCATCATTAGCAATGTTACAATCATCATGTGTCTTTAGCTCTTTAGCATCTTTATCTCGTATAGCTTCACTGTAAGCGTGCCATACTTTAATATTAGCTTTTTTATCTAAGAGGTATTGAGTAACAGAAGGATCAGTCATACTAGCGACTAAGAATAGTGTATCTTTACGTATCTTTTTAAACAAATCTTTTCTTACTACACCGTGAGTTGATAGTCCATCAATAGGTCTTGGATCAAGAATAATACAGAAGTGAGGATAAATTTTATGCTTCAAGAGTTTAGGGTAAGCATGTTTAACACATGCAATTCGATAACCAATCTTATCAGCTTTTAAATTATCAATTGTATTTTTTAATGATT